AGTGGTACGAGTGTTACGACGTATAGGAGTATCCAGTACGCGATGGCCGTAATCAAAATGTTTACCGGCGTCTTCATTTAAACTAAACTGAGATTATTTATCCTGAATGTGCTGACCACAAAATTCGGTTCTTTCGGGAATTTGTTCGTAAATACCCAAATTAATACACATGTCCCGAAGTTCGATGTAATTTTCCCAAAATTGTGGGGAATGTGAGTATTCACTCACAGTACAATGTGCCAATTCGTGAATCAAAACATGAAATATCTCATTCGGTTTACCATCTAGACACACAACTATTTCACCGCCTTTGTTTGTATTGGAACCCACCGAACCCTGCATTCGTTTCATACCCGTGAGGGGTATAGTCCTGTAAAGCATATGATACTTTTCGTTATTTGTTTCACGAAGGTGTTTCCTGAGGATGGTATATTTTTCCTTAACATCGATAAGTTCCTTCGGTTGCCTGGTATAATAAAGAACTACCATATTGATTATCAATAATAGCGCGAATGTTCTCATCTCTTATATACAAAGATAAATTTACTATAGAGTTCCGATATAGGATTTCCGGAGAGACCTTCCCAAAGTTCTAAATTGAATCCCAATTCTTCTAAATGTGTTATCAATAAGTCTTTGAACGCCACGGGTTCTGATTTTGGTCCATCCGCGTAATAAGGTGTATCGACCAAATTTACAAATAACTTTTCACCAAAACCACCATTCCCGTGGTCTTTGAGTTTGAAAAAATTTCCACTTTCATCAATGAACGGTGTTTTAAAATTTATTTTTTCAGAATCTGGGATGATACCCATGAGAATACCACCCGGTTTTACCCGTTTTCTTATTTCGTGTATCGAACTAAAAAATAAGTTCTTCGTTGCAAATATATAGTGTAAAGAAAAATTGAAACACACAACATCAAATTTTCTATTTGGGCAATTATGAATATCACCCTCATAGAAATTGACTCGCATGTGCATATTTTTAGCACGGGAACGAGCTTCTATAAGCGCTGATGGTTCGGGATCACACATGTTAATGTTCACCCCACACTTTGCCCATTTTTGAAGATCTCCACCAAACCCACACCCCACATCGAGAATATGTTCTCCTTCTTTTGATACCATTTGTATTAGATTTCTCTTGGCGTCATTGTGGTTTTTGCGAATCTCTTCCATGAATGTAGAAGGGCTTAAAACTTTAATTTCAATATAGAATATGAAACCATTTATTAAATGGGTCGGTGGAAAAACTCAAATTATTGAAGATGTCTTAGGTTCTTTTCCTACAAAAATTAACGATTATCACGAAGTATTTGTCGGTGGTGGAAGTGTTCTTCTGTCGGTACTATCCAAAGGTCTTGTGAATGGCAAGGTATGTGCATATGACCTTAACGGGTCGCTGATTGCCCTATATCAGAATATTCAGACACAACCAAATGTGGTACATAAACATTTACAGAAGATGTTCAATGAGTACGATAAGTGTTTAGGTACCGAGGTTAATCGCGAACCAAAGACTCTCAAAGAGGCTAAACAATCAAAGGAAAATTATTATTACTGGATGAGAAAGAAATTTAATTCAAACAAGGAAGAAACACCCGAGCGTTCAGCGATGTTTATGTTTTTGAACAAAACTTGTTTTAGGGGTGTATATCGTGAAGGACCTAATGGATTTAACGTGCCATACGGTCATTATAAAACAACACCTACAATTCTTACCAAAAAAGAACTTTCAAAAGTGAGCGACCTAATCAGAGAGGTCCAGTTTAGAAAATGTGACTTCCGTGAAGCGTTTAAGGAAATAGGAAAAGATGATTTTGTATATCTCGACCCACCATATGCACCAGAGACAAAAACATCCTTCGTAGGATATACAAAGGATGGATTTGGGGTAAAAGACCATGAAGATTTATTCAATTTAACTAAGACATCTGGAGTTGATTTTGTGATGAGTAACGTGAAAGTTGATTTAGTTATGAATACATTTTCTGATTACAATATAAAAGACGTGAAAGCACGTCGAGCTATAAATAGTAAAAATCCCGAATCTACGACGACCGAAGTACTTGTTTCGTCATCCACTCAAAAATAGCATCTTCATCGACACCATAAAAAGCTGGGTAAATTGTCCACTTCTTATCTCGAATATGAACTTTCCATTTTGAGCCCACTTGTTTCGCGAAAAACACCGGTATCCCGTGTTTTTCGTTAAACTTAATAGCAATTTCATATTTTTTCTGGCGTCCAAACCACCAATCGTTAACAATAAACATCATATGAACATTTTCAACACTGGGATACAATTGTTTATACTCCTCGAGTAGGCATGGGCCCGCACGAATCTTTTCATCCACAGAGCCACTCACAATCTGATGTTTTGCTTCAATGATAAATAGTGTTTTTTTGTCATCACTCACGAACGCTCCATCAGGCTTCTTTTTGTGTTCCCAATATGGATCCTTGAGGTCTTTCATAAACTCGACGAATTGGTCTTGGTCAATGTACGTAAACGTACGATCGCCAATTATATGTCTACCTGTGGGACGGAAACAATCCTCGAAGGGTTTTCCACTTGCATTGGTGTTCGCACCTCCCGTACCACCGGTCTTCATTTTACGGAATAATAAGATTGATTTCTTTAGGTTCGAGTACCTCACTTAGGTGCCAATTCCATAAATAATAGTATACAAAACCATTTCCTTTGATGAATTTATACTTTTCAAGAGTTTCTGTACACACACCCACCTCAGCACTGTTAAATACATGATACCCGAGATTCTTTGCTATGAGAAAAGCGTCGTTGAATACATCACCCACTATAAAAAATCTATATACTTGATTTATAGTTCCCGAGCCGTCTCGACGTTCATACGGAATATCGTAGAATGAAATGAAATCGTCCGTTGTGTCGCTCACGTATGAGTGAATAGGTAGAACGACTCGTTTCACATAGTCTTCTGTGATGACAGGAGCTATCTTAGATTCTTTTACGTGTTCTTTGAGTATCGAAGTTACTTTTGGTACATCTTCTATGTTCATCTTTCTCCATACATGTTTACATGGACCTCGAATCTCGTAAAACTTTTCACGGAGTCGATTCGTTTGGTGGAATCCAGTCTTTACGAGATGTTTTACATCTAAGAACCTATGCCAATAACATGATTTAGTGATGGGTGTAGGAATCTTTGTGACGGCTGTATAAATAGCCTGCCAAATACCCCTCTTATTCGCTCGACGCTTAATTTCAGTGATGAGAAGTGGTGCGAGTCTTGATGAGCGATACGACGGATGTACACATAGGTAATCAATTTGGGTCATTTTATGTTCCTTACTTTCTACGTTCACATCCAAAGGTGTACTGGCTATGTATCCCACCAACTCTTTCGTGTCAGCTTTTCGAATACAAATACTATCGTCTATAGACCATTTAAGACCTTCAACTGTGTATGCCAATTTAAACTGTCCGTGTACGACGTAGTATTCCCTCAAAAAAACACAGGCTTCTTTCATATTACACGAAGACCATGCAAGTCCTTCTGGAAGTTTTGTTGTTTTTTTTGTGACGTCACGAGATTCATCTATTTCACCGGGTTCCGTACCTTCGCGAGGTACGGGTTGTTTGTCCCAGTATTCGTGCATTTTATAGATAGTAGCTTAAAGTTTTAAGCCTATGTATAAATATAATGTCTCTCGAACAAGATTATACCACCGTACCCGGTCAAATCTATGCGTGTCTCTCTATCGTGGGTCCAGATGCACCCCAAAAGAATGAAAAATTTGGTATCAAGATTCGTGGTGCGTTTGCCAACCGTGACGAGGCTGCCAATCACGCCAAGCGCCTCCAAAAGGAGGATCCCACGTTTGATATCTACGTCGTAGATATGTATAAGTGGCTTCTCATCCCCCCCGATTCTGCAAAGATTGAGGATGTTCATTACACGAACGAGAAGTTAGAGGAAATCATGTCTGGATACAAGGAGAACCAGGCTCAGGCTGCCCGTATGTTCCAGGAACGTAAACAGGGTATGATGGACACGAAGACTGGATACACACCCGGTGATGAGAACTCCAAATTCTACACGAAACCTGATGAGGCTCCAATTTCTCACCCTGCTGAGGTTCTTGAGCGACTTAAGAAGGAAAAACCCGGTACTTCTATGGAGGAACTTGTTAAGGAGGCCGATGAAATCGTAAATGAAGAGATGAAGGAACGTCAGAGGAAGCGCGAGGAGGATGCCGCCAAATCGACTGAGGCGAAGGTGGATGAGACGAAGGAAGACGGTGAACCCGAGGTTTCATCCGCGTAAATAATATTCATATACAATAAAACAAAATGATTAGGATTATCATCACGATATTCCTAGTCGGAGCTTTCTTTATTTTGTTTTTTAAACCAAAATACGATTTAAAAAACAAAACAGTTTCCGAACCATCTACTACGAAAGGGTTCGTCGAAGATACATTCAGGGGTCCGATTACCGATAGGTTCATACCACCTAAATATGGTGATATTGGAACGTTTGTTGCTTACTCTGGTATACCTGAGGACCATTGGTTAAGTGGATTTTCACAAGATCCAACGGCACCCGAAAGTTACGAAGATTCTGATACTAAACTATCAAGACGTATACGCGACTTAAGTGTATCTTAAGATAACCGGTTGCATAGTCTTACCCATAAAAAACCCTAAAAGAAAAACAGCAAACGCGATTATCCACGTAGATTTATCAATGTTCGTGAATATATCGATTTTTGCATTTTGCTGAGGTGGAGGAGGTGGATAATTCATTTCACTCGGATGAAAATAATACGGCTGGTCTTCAACCATCTCCTGTTTTTCGTGTTCAATTTCTTGATTTAAAGGGTCCACAGTGGGATTGTACTCAATAGGATTACCAATATCAGTTTCCATTTCTAATATAGATTTTGTTTTTTTTAAGCTGATTCTTCCTCACTCTCACTCTCATCATCTACCACGAAATCTTTGAGATTACCATTATCATCAGCGTCTTCGTCATAATCGTCATCACTACCTTCTTCTGAGTTATATTCATCTTCAGTATCAATTACTGAATCGTCTTCAAAATCTTCATGATCATCCGTAGCATAATCGTCATCTAGTACAGTTTCTACTGGTATATAAAGAACGGGCTTCTTTATAATCCTACCAAAGCGAGAACGAGTCATTTATACTTTAAACACTGTTCTGTTTAAGTATCTTTAGGGTGAAGTTTATTAGTTATTTTAGATGGTAAAATATGTTCTCTAGCCTTACTCTTCTTGCATATAGGGCATTTCTGTTTTATTTTATTTTTAGTGATGATATACGACATAGTCTTATTTTCGTGTATACTAGAAATAGTTTCACAATAATTAGATGTGGTTAACACTAAAAAATTATTTTTATTTCGTGTTACATTAACGACGTGTGTATTATCACCACAATTCATATTCTTATTGATGAAGTTTTCAAGTTCTGGTTTTATATCCATTTGTTTAATTTCTGGTTTTTCTATGATTTTTTTGATTTCGGGACACTTTGTGAGTGTTTCCTTTTTAGGGTACAGTCTATCAATAATGTCATTTGTTAATTTATGTCTTCTACCACAGAAGTGTTCACAAAAACCATCACGTCTTCCCCTGATTGTTTCATGCCGACTGAAACATTTTTGGAGAATGAACTGTCCACTTATGATGAACCACACATGATTCGACCCATGATTTCTTTTTACGTTTTCACAGTATCTAGAATTTGTCGCTGCGAAATATGTTTCTTTGTTTTTGAATAATTTAGTGATGTATGCACCACCTTGACCCTCCATATTTTTTCGAATAAATGTTTCGATTCGGTTTTTCAAATCCTCATCATAGATTTCATTATTCATCTGATCATCCGAAAAAGAACCTTCTTTGATTTTCAAAGATACAGAAGGTGGCTCCACCGTAACGGTTTTGGATACATCGGTTCGAACGGCTGACATTTTAAGAATTTCAACGGTTGGCTCCTGACCTATTCTTGTAAGAGAACCAACTTTGTATATGAAAACTGGAAGATATGCCAATTGGTCTACTCTACCATTATCACAATCTTTACACCCCTTACCATCACACGCTTCATGTTTTGCTCGTTTATACGACCATGGCATTCTAAATCCACTTCCCTTTGTCTTTCTACGTGCGTCACCGTACACGGATGAATCTATAATTTCATTCCAATCCATATTACTCTTAAATTTTGAGAGGGACACGAGAATGTGTTCACGGAGTGCGATAGCGGATATCTGATCAACCACAAACCCTGACCAGTTGAGATGCACACCGGTTTTAATCAGGTCACCAGACGGTTTGGGTTGTGAGACAGAAACGAGACACTCTTTACCACCATGGAAATTTACAGTCTCACAAATAACTTTAGAAATATCTTTGATCTCATCTATTCCCAGGGGTTCTGGGTCTTTATAATCGATATCCACGAAAAAGTTATATGTCTCACTCTTTTGTTCGACGACGTAAATCCTTTCACCTGATTTTACAGCCTTGATATACACATCATAAAATTCATTCAATCTATCAAACGGCACAGAGAGTTTACCCCCGTCCATGAGCACATGTGATAGATTGGTAGCATTATTGAATTTTTGGGACCAATTCTTAAACATACCTTGTTATTGTTCATCATCTCTAAACCACTTCATACAGGAAACGTCCTGGTATTCTTTTGTTTTAGAAAGTTCCTTCTTAAAGGTTAACAATTCATATACTGTTTTTTCTTCATTTTGTTTGAGCCATTCCTGAATTTCCTCTTCGCACATACCCCTGTTCTTCTCTAACAGTTCACTTATCTGCCTTAAAATAAAAGCCTTGGACTTCATTATTTAATAGAGAAGGTTTTTCTGTTATGAGAACTTATGCACGCATAAAATTTAGGATTTTTTATCACATTATCTATGATGAGTTTCCAACGTTTACGTGA